ATGACATTTCTCTCGCATTGTTGGAAGATCCGCTTGTCGGATATACTGCCATAACACCGGCCCACTCCCATTTGCCGTCAACACCCTCTTCTCCAAACCATAACTGGTATTTATCAACTTTTCCTGCTTCCTGCAGATCCAAGAGTTTCTTGTAATCAGCTTTCTCATACCATGCTTTGAAAGCAAGATCCCCTGTGTCCTCGATACCGTTAATGGTTCTTTTCTTCGTATCGGAAAGTGTTGTAACATCGAGTTTTTCCTTTTCTCCGCCGAGATCCGGGTACTCAGTAATGTCGATCAACTTCTCAAATGTTCCTGGAGCATCTGCTTTCTCGTGCATGAGATATGTCACATTTGTACATTTTGCCATCTTCGTTCTACCTCCTTGTGTTTTCCTTTGCCTAAGAGGTAAAGCCTTGAATTTATTAAAACCACCGGCAGACACCAGGCGAGTGCTTTTCGGGAGCGACCCTAGCCGATGGAGTTAATCATGTTTCCAATTTTGAGAACCGAGTAAGGAATTGTGAAATGGAAGTATCGCTTATATTCTCCACAGGAGAGAAGTAGTCGCAATGAAATCCAATCCCTACCATATATTCCCTTGCGGAATTTGCTAACTTCCGCACTTCTGAGGCGGATTTGTTTGAATAGAATTTGACTTCCAATCCAAGATTGATACCGTCCTCTGTATTTGAAAGTGTGGATAACGCTCCGTCTCCGCCTATCTGTTTGAAATACATATAGGGGAATGACGGTGGTGTAGCTTTATACACCTGTCCTCCTTTCAAACTGCTGTATTGTTTCTGCAAGTCTTTCAGGAGGTTCGTAAAATACAAATTCACATTGTCCTTAACCATCCTTGAATACCTCGCTTGCTATTTTTTGTGCTTCTTTCCTCAGATATTGCGCCGTCTCATACATGAATGGTCTTGACGGCATACCCTCTGTAAATCGCCATGTGCCATCATCAGCCGGATAATA